ATAAAGTTCTGATTCTACTGGACTTTCTTCAATTACTGCGTCTGGGCCAATTAATTTTCTTAGCTCCTCAAGTTTAGCCTCAAATCCTTCTTGGTTTTCCCCCCAATACATGAGCCTGAAACCATTCCCTGTCGATAATAGCGTCCAGTCAACGTATTCGACGCTTCCGTCTGGCGATTCAATTTTTAAGCCCTCGGCCTTTTGCATTATTTTATTCGCCTTCGCCTTGGTCATCGGCGTTTTGGAATAAACATAATACTGAGTACTTTCATTGTCCGTTTTCCCTTCGTTGCCAAGTCTTGGTCTGTAAAGGATTGCAGCATCTTGAGCCATTCCGAATCCCATTGCAGAGACAAATAATTTGAGTTTAGCGTCTAGTTCCGGAGTGCGTACAACATCTTTCGGCAAGACTAGCTCTACATTTCGCTCGCGACCACCAAGCCATGTTCCGTGCCCGTTATTAACAATTTGCAGCCTTCCGCCAATATCTTCTCCAAAGAAATCAATCAGCAAGTTCCTAAAGCTGCCAGAGTTAAAGATTTTTCTCTGAACGCCATCCGCGATGGCATCTTGGTCAACGAGTCCACTTTTTGAAGGCAGAGTAAACGGTGGAGCGATTGTGATTCGTTGGAAGTCGGACTCAAACTTTGACTCAGCCTTTTCAACCAATTTTTTGCCAACAACATTTTTTGTTGAGCTAAATATCGGCATTTCAGCCGTTTGAACAAAGCCCTGAAGGTCTTGATATTCATTTTCCAACGTAGCGAGCTTATCCGCATCTTTCTCATTCGCAATATTTTGCAAGAGAGTAGTAGAGCGTTCGCTTATGGCTTTTTGTAGGTTTTGATTCGCGGTATCGAATTCCTTTTGAAGCGAATCAACCTCGCCGGATAGCTTTTCAATCGTTGTGGAATCGCTTGATGTGTTCGCTTTTTGCAGTTTATTTTGCGCTGTAACCAGTTCCTTACGAGCCTTTTCTGCTTCTTTTCCTAAAGTGATTGCTTGTTGGTTAAAAGCAAACGCCTCGTTGTTTTTATACAGGTTCGACAATCGCGAGAGGCTGAACCCATACTCGCCAGCTTTTGTTCCAAGAATAATCTTGTATTGCTTTGTTTCCGAGTCGCTTACGTCGGTTGTTACGCTTGGAAGGAACTGAATCCCTGCTTGCTCAGGATTAAACCGCTGCGACAAGGGGATGACGTTGCCGTCAGCATCGCGAGTTACGGGCTCGGCGGATTTAATCTGGTTGGGATTGAAGGCAATCATCGCCGTGCCTCCCTCTTCGCCTTCGTGGAGGTTTTCGTAAACTACGCCATCATAACCAGCACGCTTAATAGCTGCCTGAATATCCCCTGCAGTTGAACCTTCTTCAGAAAGATTTGAGCCTGTTTTTTCGTTTACTTCTCGAACGGTCAACGGCCCACTCCAGTAACCCCTATCTGTAAGTTCAAGCGGGTTTTGAATATTTAGATAAGCCTCAACCAACCTAACTTGATTGCGTTGCGTGTCGCTAAACCTACCGTAAGGCCCAAAAACTTGGTCAAGCGAAAGCCCGAAATGATGCCCTAAATCACCTGTTTTGAAGATAGTGAAATCTTTGTTGCGCGTCCCGTGATACGCTTTGATTGTGTACCCAGCAGCCTTCGCGGCCTCCTCTACCAATTGTCCAGCCGTTTCAGTGTCATTTGCGTCAACGGCTTTGCGGTACTCCTCGTCCCTGCGCCTTGCATCTTCGGGGAGGAACTGCACTCCAGTGCGTTCTGGAGCAACAACTCGCGCCCATCCGTACACCGGATGCTCTTTGCCTCCGCTCGTTTTGATGCGACCCACTTCCGGCCCAAAAACAACATCCCCGTTGCCAGTTGGACGCAGTCGAGGCTCGTTCGGCTTCGCTGGGTACGACTGCAACACGGCTCCATTTTCAAAAGTCAAATCGAGCGCGTAGGCGTGTTTGTCAGACCTGTCTTTAAATAACCCGCTACCTTCCAGAGAGATAAGCGTTTCAGTTTTCGGAGGATTTTCTGAAACCCATTGCCAGCCAGCACTTTGCTTGAACAGGTTGCTGCGACGCACGTTGCCGAGGTTTGCAGTGGCTGGGGGAGCGTCGTCAATCGCTGTCATTTTTGGCTTGCCACCACTGACTGAAATCCCAGTCGATGCAACAGGTCGATTTGTAAGGTCTTCTCCTGTAACGCTATCGAAGAATTTGCCTCCGGCGACGTACTCGGTGACGTTGAATTTTTGAACCCAGTTTGGACTGCCAGCGTACCTGCGAATCCGGCCAGTCGTTACGTCCAGCCTGTTGTCTGTTTCCGAGCCGAAGAATCGCTCTGGAACGACAGCAACAGACCGCTCAGGCAAAAACTGCACCGTGCCAAACTGCTCTGCGTCGCGAAGCAATCCCTCCGGCAACTCGACGCGCCATCCCTCGGCAGTGCGCTCCGCTTTCCCGCCCCACTGCCCGACGTAAGCGTCAATCGCGTCCGGAGACTGAGTGGACGACCACTCGACTGCCTTGTTGCCATCGCGGATTGCAGCGTTGACTGCCACCTTGAATTCTGGGACTCCAACAGCACGTTCAGACGGCTCCACGGGCGCGTCAGCCCGTGCGTTCTCCAGCGTTGCGACTGCACGACGCGCTTCTTCTTCCGACGCGAATTCAAAGGCATTCTGTTGGCCGTCGAACCGCAAATCGTTGCGCTTCAAAAGCAACGGCTTGTTGCTCTCATCAAGCACGATGAACTTGCCATCTTTTGTGCGTGTAATATTCACGCTCGCAGTGGTTTCGAGCGAATCCGGCTCAACCGATTTGATGACAGACGCATTGTTACTGTCCTCAATCCGGACGATTACCTGCTCCCCATTTGAATCCTGCACGCTGGCCTGAAATGCCGGAGCGTCTGAAGATTCGTAAACCTTTACAGCATAGGCATTATCCAATTCCCTCTGACGCTCAACCTGCATCGCATTCAAAAGCTCGTCGCGAGACACATACCCATTTGCGTCCATTGCGCCTTCCATCGCACTGTTGATGCCGCGCAGCTTTATCTCCTGTTCGGATATACCGCTCGCTGTCAACGCTTTGAGAATCTGCTCCGGCCTAGCCCTGCGCGGCACGCCAGCCAAAGCGTCCTGCGTTTTTTCAAAACGCCTCTCTTCAGTGTTTTCCGTCGATGGCAAAAAGTTCAGTCCGGCCTGATATCCCTTTTCGCCAAGGGCTTCGCGAATGTTAAATGACTGCTCTTTGCCTTCGAGCGTAAGTGTCTCTGGCGCAAAGGTTACATAATTGAATCCGCGAGTTGGCTGTTCTACTGGAAGCTCTTTTTTCCTTTGATATATATTTAAAAGACCTCTAGGCGGGGTGTTGTATTTTATACCTTCAATTCCAAGAGTATTAAGCAGTCGCGAAGCGTATTCATGGCTGCTCATTTGCTCTTGTTCAACAATAAGTCTCGACGCTTTTTCAATTTGAGAAAGTTTAAATAATTTTGAAGCTCGCCCGTTTGCAATATTGCTAAATTCACGCCTTACGATGTCTTTGGTGGTATATTCATTTGCGGCTAAAACAGTATAAATAAGCCTTGTGTTTTCAATTGCGTTATCTTTAAACTGCTTGGCAGATATCGGCCTTCCCATTCCGTCTATAAGCTCATCATTTTTAGCCAATAAATTAATAATTTTTTCTAGTGCGCCTTGAATTTCTGGTGTTTGCTCATACACGCCCTTATTGGCATCCATGTACAATTCCTCGTTTTTTACCTTAAACTTGTAAAAGTATCCACTTTTCTCCTTGAGGTTTTGCGTAATCTCTTCGGCATCCTCTTTGTTTAAGCCCTTTGCCAATATGGTTTCCGCTCCGCCTCTTTGTATTTTTACAATTGAATATAGCTCGGTTTTTGGGTCTTGAATTGCATTAATTTTCTGCGATTGGGTCAGCTGATACGACTCTGGAATATTCTCCATTGTTGAGGAATAAAATCCCCAGCCCCAAACTAATCCGAACGATGTCCCGCCATACTTACGAACATCAGGTTCTTCAAAATCATTGGCAGACCAGTGCTTGCCAATGATGTCAGGCAGATACTGAATCCCTGCGCTCGTCGCAACTCCATTGCTCGCGACAATCCGGTCGAGATTTTCTGGAGGCTTGCCTATAAAGCTCTCAGCCTCAAATGCTTTTCTCCCGCCAACAGACATCTCTCCGAGAACGTCCGTCTTGAAGAGCGATTTCCTGCGACGCAGAGCCATTGGGCTGACTGCGTCACTGTATAGAGTTGTTGCGCCATCCGCTGCTGCTGCCGACGCCAACTCGGCGTACAGCAACGAACCAAAGCCCTTATTTCGCTGATGCGGATATACAACCGTACTGATGACTTCGGCCCGATTCGGATTTTTCGAGTTGATGCGGTAAACGGCTCGTCCAACGTCATCTCCAAACTCGTCGCGGATTATGACTTCGTTCGATTCCCCTTCACCAAGTAGGTTTTGACGCTTCGTCTCCAACGAATATTTTGGCGCAGCGCGACGCACGCTTGCTCGTTCCTCTGCGCTGGGAAGCTCCGACTCGCCACTCGGCAAAAAGTTGACATCAGGCCCATTGCGTTCGGAAGCGAGGTCTACGTTATCTGAACGTAATTCGAGCGTCGGCGATTCCGCAATGAGTTGCCCGTTCTCGGCTGCGATGTCGTAAGCCTCGGCTCGGCCAATCACGCGGCCCGTGCTCGTCATAAACCCGTAGCGGTCGCTGTTGCGCTCCTCTGGGTCTTTTGAAGCGTCTGGGTTCGCCTCCAAGTGCGTTGCGCCCAACGAAATCGAACCATCCGGTCGGATATAAGTCGCATCCGTGATGCGCTCGTCCTCGACGCGCAAAACCTCTGGTCGCTCTCCGACGTTTTGTTGCTCCGGCAGAAAATTGATTTTCAACTTGCCGTAATCGAACGGCATCTTGGTTTGATTCGATTCGATAACGTCCGTCAATGAATCCAAACGCCGCGAGCGAATGACCGTGTTCGGGTCGCTTTGCTTCCACTCCTTCTTTTCCTCTTTCGTCAAGCCAGTCGGCTGCAACTCAGTTCTATCTGGATTTGCATCTTCCGTGTTCGCGTCAAAAGCGTTTACTAAGTCGTTGAAGATGTTCTTTTTATTCAGAGCCGTTTGCGGGTCTTCACTTAGTCCTATTTCCCCGTTTCTTCCGGCAGCTAAATTCGCGAGATACTTGTTTGTGAACTCGTCCATAAACGAGTCTTTGTCGTAGTTCCACAGGGAGAATCTCGACGGCATCTGCTTCATCATCAGGTCGAACTTCCTGTTCAGCCCGCTCACTGAAACAGTTGTGACCAAGAAGTTTCCAGCCTTCGAGAACTGGAATCCAATCGGCACGAAATCAATGATGGTGGGAGAGAAGTCAACGTATCTGCCGCTGTCGGAAAGCCTTGCGGCGTACTCAGCGAGCATCCGAGTGCCGTCATTTTTCGCCATTGCGTCATTAAGCGCAAATAGCTTGAGCTTAATGGAATATGGGACGATGAGTTCTGGAAGGTTTTCGATGTTTTTGCGCTGCGCCGGAGTGAGCCGACCACGAAACATCAGCCCGTCTTTTGACCTCGCACGCATCGCATCGGCGGATTGCGCGTCAGGAGCATTTTCTAGCGCGGCCCGAATCAACTGCGAGCGTTGCAACAAAATGTCTCGCACGTTCTTGACCTCAACTGGCTTGCCGTTTGCGTCAACAACCACGTCGGAGCGCACAATCATTCTCCCGTTATCGGGAATGCTCTTGCCGGACAACTCAACAGGCAACTCCCCGAATCCACTAACCTTTACAGGAGCGGTATTTCCATTTTCATCCACGCTCATCTGCCACTCGCTCGTTTTCGCAGAATCCGGCAACAGAACGCGCTCAACGACATTCCCGTTGCCATCGACAATGTCCGCTACCATTGTGGTGCGAACGGCTCCAGAGTCTTTGTAGTAGTGGTTAAACAGTGCCCTGTTCGCCATCACCTCAGATTTCGTCAACGTCCTTTTCGGCTTGTTTTGAACCTGAGTAAGCCATCCATCTAAATCTGCTAAAGTCTTTAAAGCGAGCTTGTTGCGTTTTAGCTGTTCAGGCAAAAACTTAACGCCAGTGCCAATGCCAGTGCCAACAACTTGCGGTGATTCTCCGCTCAGTGAGTCTAAAACCTTGTTGACAAGTTTGTTTTTCGTTTTCGTTTTAACCCAATCCAAAACGATTTCTGTTGCTCCAGCCTCACGAAGCGCAACGTCGTTTGACGACAGCCCGACCATATCAGCAATGATTTCGGACTGCATATATTCAATGGCATCTTCAATCTTTAAATTGCCATTTTTGTCGCGCAACCCCAAGCTGCGCTGCTCGTTGATTATCTGCTCATCGCTTTTTTCGCCCTTCGGGTCAAAATAACGAGCCATCATCGCCAGCAAGTCTGACGGCTTGTAAAGTCCTTCTTCGGCGTGAATTGTCCTTCCGTCAGGTGCTGTTATTTTCCTGCCAAACAGTTCAGTGCGAATCTGCTCGGTAAGATTTTGATATTCAGCAGTTTTATCGAGCGCGTGACCAATTTCATGCCCAAGTGCATCTAAAATTGATTCCCCTGCCATCGCCCCACTTGATAAGCGACGAGCAACGGCATCGGCGTTAATCACAACCGAGCCTTTAAACAAGTCAAATATGATGTTCCCTTGAGGCTTTCCAATTGCAGTGCCATCAGCAGCCTGAGTCAATCCGCTGGAGCCAAAGCTCACTCCCTGTTGCTCGGCTATGGTGTCGATGTCACTTTCTGAAAGGCTTGGGTTTAAAGCCTTCAGTTTGTTTTTTATTTGCTCCGTCGTCAGGACTTCGATTTTTGTGTTTTTCTGCGGAGTCAATGCTCCGTTTATCAAAACATCTGCGTTCGTAATTGTGTTGAGCACTTCGTGCTCATAAGCCATTCGCGTTTCTGCGTCGGCACGCTTTAGCCCTTCGAGTCGCGCAGCGAGCATCGCAAGTCTTGCCTGTGATTCCTTTAGTGCAGATTTGATTTCTTCTGTTTGCTCTGGGGCAGCTTCAAGAGTAGCGGCTCGCTCTTGTTCGGCATTTAAAAATCCCTCCGCCTGCTCAACAACTCGGTCAAATGAAACTAAATTTTCCGTAGTCTTGCGCGAATCTTCGCTCATGGCATTGAGCGTTTTTATTTGTTGGTTCCGCTCGCGATTGTACTGCTCCAGTGTTCTATCGCGAGTTGCAATGCCTTGACCAGTAAGTGCTTTAGCCCCCTTGCTGAGACCACCATGCACAAGATTGTAAGCCTCGCCCATCAGAATCGCCTCAGCAACTCCGCGCCCAAGCTGCGCTGGAGTTTCGTCTTTCGCGAGACCGAGCGCAGTCGCGAGCGTTGCGGCATGAACCCCACGTTTGGCGAACTCGGCTCCGCGCTGAACCGTCCAATCCGCCAGCTTCGGATTGATGCCAGCCATCATAAGTTTTGTCTGGGCAGACATTTCCGGAAGGTTCGACATTGCCTGAAAAGTCCCACGAATCCCTCCACCAGCTAAAGCTCTGGCTTTCGACGCATCCGAAATAACTCTGGGCGCGGCAAGTAGTGCGATTGAAGCTGCCAGTTTTGGAGCCACGCCTTCGTCTGTCGCAGCCCATGCGGCTAGACCTCCAACGGTTCCTGCGCCAAGAGCTTTGCCGATATAGGGCCGGACGCTCTCCGGAAGCCTTTGCAATGTTTCGTCAAAGTATTTGACTGCTGCATCTATCTTATTTGCAACCTTTTCTGACGCTTTGCCTATTGGGCCAACCTTTGATGCATCTGCCTGTTTTTGAAGGGCTTCGACCTTTAGCTTTGCTTGCTCTGCACGCGCCAACGCATTCGCTTCATCGGCAGTCAATCGACCTTGCTTGGCTTTCGCAAATGCCTTGATAGACGAGCTTACAGTGCCAAGTCCACCCATCACTGCCGAAAATTCATTCCCATACGGCACAATCCACCCAGCAGCACCAGCCATTTCTGGGTCATATGCAGCAGCCGCTTGGTCGCTGACATCCGTTGTGATTTCGCTTGCAGCTTTTTTAATTTCAGCTTCACGGTAAGCTCTCGCTTTTTGCAAATCTCCGTTGAACTGATTTGTAACGTCCGATGCAAGCAACTCGCTGGCTGAAGGTAAGTTGAGCTTAAGTGCAGACTCTGCTATTGTTTTTGCAAAATCGCTTTTTAATGCCTTCTCGATTGCAGACGGGGACTCAATGTCGCTTTTTGCAAGCGACGATTGCAGCTTCTTTCTCGCTATAAAATTATCCTTGCTTTCGGACTTGTCCTTGACACCAATCGTTTCCCCAACCAAATCAAAATAATAGTTGCCAAGTGCTAAATTTTTACCAAGTGTCGCTCCAAGTCCATATGCTGTATTGGCAATGGCTTGAGCCGGAGCGGCCAATGCTTTCAATCCAGCTTCTCTGTCAGCTTGAGCGGTTTTTGTGTCTTCGCTTCGGCTGAAAACAACTGCTCCGCTTGGCAGTTGTTGGGCTTGTACGCCTCCTGCTATGCCCATCATTCCACGCAAAAATCCTCCGCCCCACTTCCCGAATTCTTTTGCGGAATGAGCGATGACTTCGGGGATTGCTTTAACAAACTCAGGGGCAACCTTTTTTAAATCTTTCCAGCTGTTACTTCTGTCTCGCTCGAAAAGCAAGCTGTACTGCTCGTCCGACATTTCGTAAGCGGGCATCTTCTCGCTGAGTTCCTTAAGGTTCTCAGGGTCTCGCTCCTCGCTGAGGATGCGTTTCATCTCTGGCGTTAAATTTTGATAGCCAGTGCCGATGATTTGTTCGATGTAGCTTAAATTTGGCTTGCTTTCCTTTTCTTTTTGCTGCGGCTCCTTAGCTTCAATTTCTTTCGCGCCTTCACGAATCCGGTTCAGCGTGCTCTCAACCTCTTGTTCGGCTTCCGATTTTTTTTCGGGCATGAGCGCAGGGGCCGGAGCAACAGTAGCTCCAAAATCCGCGCCAGTGCCGGAATACGAAGTATCCGGCGTACCGAATGGGGCGGGTTCATCTTTTGTGGCACCTGTAATTTTGTCCGCTTCTTCTCGAATTCTTTTTAAAATGGCATCGCTTTCCTCTTGCGCTACATCTTCACCCGTATCGGAACCTGTATTCATATTTACTCTTTTTCTGCTTCAGCGACCATTCTATCTCCAGCAATAAACCCGCCTTTGGCTTTTTCAAAATCCTCAAGACCTAAAATCTCAGTTCCGCTATATTCTTCGTCATCAAGCCTTTCACTCAAGTGGTCAATTTCTGATTTATACTTCTCAAACATTTTCCCAATTTTTACTATCTTCTTGTTTCTTTCCTCTTGAGACAATAGCTTGTTGCCAGCAACTTTTTCTGCATCCATCCTTAAACTTTTTACGGCATCTTTCAGCCGAGTGAGTTCAGACCGCGCTTTGGTTTTTGTGATTAAGTTGTCTGTATACGTTTCGGGCAAGAAAAGTTCATCCTTAACGCCATTAACTATCAGTCGCTCCCTGACACGCTTTAAAATATTGTTTGCGTTGCGGGCTTGCGAGTTATGCGCCTCAAGCATATTTTCAAGCATCGTATCTCTTTGCGCTTGAGAAAGTTGCTCGCCCTTTCCAAAATTCTGTCCGTAAAGAACCTGCATTTTTTCTTTAAGCGTCTTCGCCTGAGATATTAAATGCGCTTGACCTTCAGTTATCTTTCCACCACCCATTGCCCGTGCGTAGTTGTCAATCAAATCGATATCTGAAAGACCTACGTTTGCGAGTTTTTTCTTGTCGGCTTCAGTCGCGTTGTTATAGGCAGGGATGAATCGCTGAACGGCTTCTCGAAATCCGTTGGGCTTTGTGTAGTTCCGAATGGAGTCTTGAGCGTTAACCGCTCGCCCCTCGGACAGCAAGAGCTTTGACCTTGCTGCTGCTTGGTCTGCTGTCAATTTTTCCTTTTTCGCCAGTGCGTCAGCGAGTTTTTCTTCTTGTTTTCTTAGGGCTTCCTCATTGCTCTTCCATTCAATTTCATACCCGATGACTCTCCCCTTTGAGTCTCTTGTTGCCTTTGGTGTCATTGCTGTCACTTCAGGCGTTCCGCGCTTGACTGCCTCTAAATACTGCTTCGCTACCTCGTAGTTTTTGAATCTGCTGTACGGAACCTCTCCCGCTTTTAAAGCAATGGTTGGCAATGCTTTACCGATTCTAGCTTCATCAGTAGCATTGCTTGGGAGAGGAGCGACACTTTCATTTGGCGCATCTTTTTTCTGAGTATCTGCGAATGTCGCTGATACTTGATTTAAGGGGCCACCAAGCTCAAGTTTTACATCGCCGAACGGACTTGCGTTTTGAGTTTTTGGCGTTGCGCTCTTTTGAAGCGTTAAGGCTTGATTGCCAACTGTTGCTTTTGATTCTTGAATTGGAGCCTTTATTAAGGCTTGCCCTAGGCTAGGGGGGCCAGCAAGTGCTGGCTTGTCCTTTTCAGGCTCATACTGTGGTTCGCCAACATCCTCCGGCCAACCAAGCTCCACGTCAGCTAGATACGACGGTTCTTGGCTGGCATTTGGTGAAATCGAGCTAATAGGTGCGTTGCTGCTTAAAATCTCAGCATTTGTGCTTTGCTTTTTTTGTTCGGGAGACGCGCTTTCGGCCTTAACTGGAACATCGCCTAACTCGAATGCAGTGTCTCTTAAGCTGAGTGGTGGAAGCTCCTTATCGACACCCAAAGCCCTCATCGCTTCAGTATCGTTCGCCTCGCCAAACTCCCTGCCCCCGCCAACGTCCTCAATGCCATCGGAAGCGGCCCGAATGCGCTCCATCATGCGGTTGTGGCGTTCCGACTCATCCTGCTTCTTCTCCGCGAGTTTTAGCTGCGCGTCGCGATACTCTTGCTGCTTGCGCTCCTGCTCGTCCTTTTGTTGTTGCCTCAAAGCCTTTGCGAGGTCGCCAAGGTCATTGTCGGGCTGCTTGTTGCTCGACTCGTAAGCCTTGGTCGGCGTGAAAACTAAACTGCTCTGCCCAAAATTGAATTGTGGGCGAGCGGATAGAACTGGAGTTGTGACTATCGCAATTTGAGGAGCAGCAACGCCTTGCAACATATTAAGAGCCTCCGAATTGTACGTTTTTGGTGGATGGCATTGTGAAGGCGTTCAGAGTCGGCGCGGGCTTCGCCTCTTCTTTTTTTGCCATAATAGCCGGAGCCGATGCCGCGCCAGCACCTCCGCCAAGTGCAGCGATTTTTGCCTGTTGCGGGGTTTCAGCGGGCGGAGCAACATTTGGAGTCGGTGTATTAACAGACGCGGCCTCCTCGTTTTCGCGTTGAATAGCCTGAGCCGGAGATGCAGCCTTTGACATCTCGCTGGCAACTCGCTGCGCTTCTGCATCGGCCTGTGCTTTCTTCTGCTCGCGACGAGCTAATGCATCTTTCTGATACGCATAGCTTTGGATTTGGTCGGTCTGCTTCTTCATCGCAGCCGCTTCTTCTGTAAACTTCTTTGTTGCAGCAGCTAATGCAGCTTTTGCTTTTGCTGCTTGCTTTTTGCCTTTATTTCTTCCAAGTGCGTCACCTACCCAACTCATATTATGCTCCTCCGAATTTTAAATTGTTTACTTCTGGCGCGTTAAATGAATTCAACTGTGGTGCCATTGCCATTGCTGGCCTTGCAGTGTTGACCGGACTCATGGCCGCTGCTCCCGCCCCAGTGCCGAGCGCAGCCATCTTCGCTTGCTGGGCTGAACCGTAAGCTCCTTGAGGCATTGGATTTGCAGCAGACCGAACTTGAGCCGATTGCGATTGAGGTGCTTGCGCTGGCTGCGTTGGAGCCGGAGGCTGCATTGGCTGCGGTGGTTGAATCATTTGCAGCGGAGCAGTCATTTGCTGTTCTGCTTCCGCCCGTTTATTTTGAGCACGCCTCAAAGCAGCGTCATACGATGCCTGTTGTTGGCTGGCACGAAAACCTCGTTGCGCTTCTTCCGAAGCAGCTTTTGCAGCAGCTTTTGCCGCAGACATATCTGGTCTTGAGCCTCCCATTACGCAGTGAGTTGGTTGAGGAGTTTACGTTCTTTTTGAGGCTCGTTTTGCCTCGCAATCAAATCAGCAACCGCTGGAAGAGCAAATGGTTGTGCGACCTTTAATGCCTCTTCCATCTTGGCTGGGTCGTAGCCTGAGCCAGCGATTGCAGAACCCATGCCCGCCATGCTTTTGTTCATCGTTTCTTTCGCAGCAGCGTCTTTTGCCTCCTGCGCTGCCGCTTGACGACCAAGGGCTTGTTGGGCGGCGTAATTTGCTTGCGTTTGAGCCTGTTGAGCAGCGTTATCCTGCGCGTCCACCATTGCCTTCTTTTGCGCTGCGTCCGCCTTTGCAGCGGCTTCACGCTGCAACTGCGCCTGTTGCTCGTACATCTTGGTAATCGGCGTGTAATCCGGTGCTGGCATTTGGAACGATGATGAACCCATATGTTGTTGTTGTTAAGATTTTTGGCTCCAAGGAAACCACGGTTTTTCACCGCTGAATTTTTGTTTTAACGAAGAAAAATCATCCGCGAGTCCACCGTATCTTCCGCCTCCTCCGCCTTCTCCGCCGCCTCCTCCGCGAGTTGCGCCCATCGCATTCATAAGCTCTGCTCCGCCAGTGCCACTGCCTCCAGCAGCAGCCCCAACAAGCCCTCCGACGACGGAACCAAGCATCGGCATCCCCACCATTGAGCCAAGCGCAGTCCCGCCGATTTGAGCCACTGTTCCTATCATTTTGCTGCGTGCGGCAGCTTTTTGCTCTGCCGCTTTCGCCATACCTTGCGCGTAGTTGTCCCAGCTTTGCTTGTAAGAATCTGATGCGCGTGACATTGTGTCTCCCATTTTGTTCAGCCAGTCACTGGTCGCTTGATTGGCCTGTCCGACTCTGCCAAACATTGCATCGCGAAAGCTATTCCGCTGCGTCATGGCATTTTGCAATGCCGATTGGTTTGCGCTTAAAAGTGACCCTGCGTCGAGACCAACATTTTGAAGGGGATTTGAAGCGAGAAACTGCGCGGCTTCTGCTTTACGCTCTTTGCGAATACGGTCACCTTCCTCAGTCGCTGCATCGAACAGTGCGCTGCGGGCGACAGTGCTATCTCCCAGACCTGTTTTAACGCCGAGCGTGATGCCAGCATCTTTCGCCCACGACTGCATTCTCTTTTTCCATGCGTCCTCAGACAAGTCCTCCTCAATCATTTTCGGAAGCCGCTCCCGAATCGCTGCCGCAGCCGGATTTGCTTCTTGCTCGTTTTTCTTGGATTTAAATGCATTGATTGCAGCAATTTGCGCTGCCTGTGTTTGCAAGCCATCCGGCCCCCAAACATCCGGTGTAAAATTCTCCAGAGGGGCGTTTGCAGCATACCCAAGCTGCTTCATCTCTTGAGCCAAACGGGAACGACCCTGCTCTCCTTCAAGCTGAACTTTTAAAGCATCAACTGAGAAATCCGGTTTTGCTGGAATCGTTGCTGGTGAGCCACCCATATTAAATCGGCAAGTAAAGTTCTCGTTTTAATCTCTGCAAACCAATTGTTTGCATTACCTCTTCGCTGAAGTTTCCTTTGCCATCATCGTTGTCGAGCGGCACGGCAAGGCATCCCATTTTGCCAGACAACTCGCAGTGAGCTTTCCAGTGCGCCATCACGTCAATGATGTCTCGCGGCTTCGTAAACTCCGGATGCCAAGCTGGATAGCACGTCGGCATGAAGACGTGGTCGCTGTATCCAAACAGTCGCTGCCCGCGATAATGAGCAAACGTCGAGATGTTCGGATGCGGATGTATTTTGTGACCAAAAGACTCCGCAAATGCTTGCAACTCAGCAAATTGCTGAGTCCCTGCCGGAGTCAAGCGGTATGTGATGTTTTCTCGCATTAGGAGAAGGTTATAACCACGCCATTTTTGTCTGTCGATGCAGCTTCGAGTGCAGCATCATTTATTTCTGCGAATCGGTTCTCGGATGTCCCGCAAACAACACAAGGCAAGCATTCTGTGTTGTTTTGATTACCAAAAGGAATCGACGAATACAGTTGAATCGAGCCATCGTTTCCAAACGGTGATATAAACAAGTTTGGGTATGACTCGATTTTTTTTGTTGCGTCGTCGATTGATGGCATATTACGGGCAAGGACGTGAGAGACGTTGTTGTTTCGCGGCAACCGTCGCTTCGCGTATCGCTTTGTCGCTGGCAATCTGGTCTGCATCAGCTTGCGAAACAATAGAAGTCGCAGAGGCTGTTGCTGTTACAGTTATTTTTGGCCCGCCATTCGGGCAAACATCCGTGTAGGTTCTGGTTTGCGAAGAAAGCCACTGTCGCGCAATCGGAGCTTGAGTTGCGGTTGGAATGTCGATGAGCGCACTCTGCCCATTCTCGCCGACAACGCAGTACTTGGTTTCAATGATTTTTGTGCCTCCGACCGAGCGTTCGGCCCACGGGTCTTGGAACATTCGCACACCTTCAACTCCGAGCGCACCACACCATTCAATCAGGTAGGAAAACGCCTTGTCCACGTTTTGCGTATCCTTTGATTCACAAGAAGTTATGCGTGCGTCGCCTTCGATGTTTCGCGTTATCAATCGACGGCTCTGCGTTTGCAAAAGCCCGAAGTCTTTGACTTTGGCGTAGTCCGGTGAGTTTTTGTACTCGGCGACATTTGTTGCAGCCAAGATGCGCTGGGTCAGGATTTCGTTGTATGCCCCCTTTGTGCCTCTGTATGAGATTTTTACGTCAACAGTTCCGGAAATCTGAGAGCAATCTACCTCTCCGTAAACGAGTTGCTTCAAATCCATCCCGTCGCCCATGAGTGCGGTTTCGACCTGACAGTAAATCCGCTGTTGACGCTCTGCGACTGTTCCGCTTGGCCGAATTTCCAAAAACGTATCGTACCGCTCCGGACGGAAAGCCTCCCAAACGTGATTGAACGACTGGTCTCCCGTGGGAGCGTAATCGACCGACAGCGCAAACAACTTTGGCTCGTTGCCGATGTAAGCGTTGAGCCACTCAATCGGACGAATCCCCGTCCAAACGCCAGCCCACGCGGGCGAGCGGCTCTGGTTCCATTCAGACGCTGCCGCGTAGTCCAAAACCATCGTCGCAGAGTTCAGCGGCTCGGCATAGGGAATCGAGGTTAGCAGGTAGTTTTCAAAGGCAGCGCAACAAATGCCCGACAAGTCTGGAGCCATCAATCGCTTGGCTTTCGCCATTTCGATGTCTTTGTAAAGTACTTGCGATGAGAGGTATGAAGCGGCAGCAACATCGACAGAAACAAGTCCGCCTTGCGAGAACCACCACATCATTCCGGCTTGAAATGCAATTGACTTTCCAGCGACGCATCCAATGTTCGGATACAGAGTCGTTTGGAAGTTTGCCGTTTGAGGCCAAAGCGTTCTGTCGAGAATTCCGGATGCGAGCGAATAGGTCGCTCGGTCGGTGAACACATAGAGTCGAGACTCGGTGTTTTGGCCGATGTAATCAACCATTGCAGTGACCGGACGCGGGACGGAGAAATCCCCGCGACCCGTGCCAGACTTACGCTCCTCCCACGAAAGCGGGTCGCCTAAATCGCTTGCTGAGATGATGTTGCCGCTTGCAAGCCAGAGGCGACTTCCCGAATAAGCCATCCAGTACCCAACGGGCATTTTGGTTGCGACGTTGCCTGTTTTATTCGAGCCGTCCCAGTAGCACGGCTGCGAAACGCCATCCTGCACAATAACCAGCCGATGCGATGGGGTAACGGTTACGTCCCCGCTCGAAACGATTGCGGATTGCGTCGCGATGACAAAGTTGACTTTTTTTACGTCGGCGTTGAGCCGAATATTAGTCAACCTGTACTCCGCCCAATCGGCTGGTTGCGTCAAAGGGAATGGCGCGTAGTAAACTATGCCATCAACAGCAAACACAAGATACGGTATTTCATACTCTTGTGAAGATTCGCCGCTGGGCGTGAAAATGCTTTGAGGCTTGAAAATCAGTTGCCCTTCAGCCGTTTCAATCGTTGTCGCAGCCTCGTTCTGCTTGTTCGCAGAAAAAACAATTCCGCCTTGAAAATTCCCTTTGGGCAACGAGAGCTTCATCCGGAATCCATTGCGCGTCTGACCTATGCCACCACGAATGGTGCAGTTCTGCGCCCACTTGATTTGGTCTTCCGGTAAGGCCCACGGGTTGCGAACGGAGTTGACTCCATGAATCCAGCCCGCGCTGGCTTTCTGAACGCGCCCCGAAGTGATTTGCGGACTCTTCATTAGAACATGACAGGGTCAGTCCCGTCGCCAAACGTAATGTTGTTAATTTGAGGCGTTTGCATTGCGTGACCATCGAGGCTTTCGCTTTGCGCTCGAAGATACGTCGTCGCCAACTGCCAGTAGCGTTGCGCTTGGTCGAGAAAGTCCTTATCCTCAAGGTCTACCGCATGAACAGCGGCAATGACTGCGCGAGCATTTTCGACCGGAATGTAATCAAGCGGAGACTCGAACCTTGGTGCTTTCGGCTGGTAAAGGATTCGCGCCCAAGCGCACTTTTTGCCAAGCCGGATGCGTCGATACTTCGGGTTGGTTTCGGTCGGATGATATTGACCGATGAGCGTTAGGTCATTCGACCTGCCGAAGTCTGCCGCGTACAACGAAATGAATCCGGACGTTTTCGGCTTTTCGATGTGCTCGATATTTTTGACAAGAATTGGTTTTTCTTGACTCGAAACAAAAAAGTCAAGGTCTGGACTTGTTCCTGTTGAAAACCATTTTAAGAACCCGCCAAAATCGGCTCTAGCAGCCGCGCCAACGCCTCCTCCGCCAGAGAACACGATGGTCGGCTCTTGTACATATCCAGAGCCGGAATTCGTCAACGTCAGTGAAGTCACAGAGCCGTTTAAAAAAGCCACTGCTGTGGCTCCAGACCCAGATTGACCCGACGCTGGCGTAATGGTAACCGTCAGCGGGAGCGTGTATCCGGAACCTCCGGAGGTGATGGTAATACCCGTGACTGCACCAGCGTAAACTTCTGCTGTTGCAGTTGCACCTGTGCCGCTTCCGCCAGTAATTGTTACTATCGGTGGAATTATTCCGCTATAATTTTGCCCACCATTGGTAATGTCGATTCTGTTTATTGGGCCGCTCACGGTCGCTAGTGCTGTCGCCCCTGAACCCATTTCGCTGACAATGTTGACTGATGGGTTTGACGTGTAACCTGTGCCTCCGTAAATAATTGCAAGCGAAGATATCGATGAACGCTTCAGTTTAAATTGGTTTTTGCCAGCCCGTGAAAGCCTGTAATTCGATTCTGGGGATGGAGTATATGGAAGCTCATACGTTGAATCCAGTGGTGTGAGTGCCACTCCGCTTCCATCCGAGAAGAGATAGTCCTCGCACTCAATTAGTTCAGTTGGAGCGATGGAAAAGGTTTCAGCAATAACCATTTCCATCACTCCAAGTTGAAAGCCAGTTATTTGAACAGGAGAGCCTTGAGTTGTGTATACATCAACGTCGTTTTCGTTGATTTTGATTTTATAATTCAGCGTTGGAGAAATGCCCGCCGGAAGTTGTGAGCCGGAGCCAGCCCTAAATTTAACTATCTGGTCTTGAGCGAGATAGTTTATCGATTCTGGAGTCAATCTGTTTCCGCCAAAAACAACAGCTTGAGCCGTCCCCTTCACTGCAAAATAAAGCGGGCCGTACCCTAAGTCTTGAGGTCGAATCAACCCGTATGCAAAATCCGACGTGATTTGCCAACTGTTGTAAGTGGTTGTATCGCCGGACACTTTTGTAACATTGACAACAAGCGTTCTTGTCCCTCCCGACTCTGTGTAGCTAACTACAGAGCCACTCATAAACGTCGTAGACCCAACTGGCTTTCCTACTGAAAGCACAGAAACTCCTTGACCAACTTTAAATTTAATCGGTGAGGTTTGGGCGTTGAGCAAAAACTGCAAGCTGCTAACCGATGGCGCAACTGAGGAATTTGACGTGTTTACGGTTGTTGGCGGATTGTTTGCGTCTGCAAGTGACGAATAGACAGCTATCTTGCTATCAGAGAGCTTTCTTGTGAAAAATTGAGTTGACGAGTTTATTTGCCCTGCATCCGGCGAAGTGTTTGCGTCAGTTACAAGCGTTTTTGGGAACGAGTAGTCAGTGTCAAAATACGTTGTCATCCCTTGACGAACCCAAGAAAAGTCTCCTATCCAGTTATTTGTGAATCCAATGCCAAATGTTCTCGATATGACTACGTTAAATTCGCCTGTTGCAGAAGAAGTTATATTGACATCGCTGAAGTCAATATTTTTTACCGTAAAGGTTCCGCTGGAATCAAATGGGGTTTCAGCGCGATATGTGACTCCTTGAATGAGTGGACTTGGAAGCGTTCCGGTTGAAGAGAACTGAACGAACATTCCAGTTGATGGACTGACTGCAACGGCTGGAATGGTAGTGTACCCAGTCCCCTGAGTTATGACATCGACGGCAGTTATTTTCCCAGTCGCAGAATCCACAACTGCGCTTGCGCTCGCTCCGCTTCCGGTCGTTCCGGCAACAAGCAATGCTGGTGCGTTTGTATAGCCGGAGCCAGCATTTGTTATTTCATATTCTGAAATAAAGTTTGTTGTTATTGAGCATTTTGCGTAGGCAAACGAACTTGGGAATATAGTATCGTAAGTTAACGCTGGCGAAGCGGTTAATACAAGCGATGTTATTGGGGCATTCTGAGCGTTAAGTATAAAAATCTTATTATCAGTCGCGCTTGCATAGTATCCAGTTGAGGCGGAAAATGCAGTTATTCCTGCCGATATTAAAGTGGCTAGGACGTTTGTTGAGTCGCTTGCTTTGAAATATAGATTTACATTTCCTAAAAGGTCGGTTGTATTGCCGCTTGCGAGAAGCGATGATATTATTCCAAGCGATATTGTTATTTCAATATTAGTTCCAGCCGTTGGTGCTGGAGTTATTGTAAAATTTGGTGAATTGATAGCGGATATAGTTGCATTTGCAGCTATGCCAGTTCCAGAAACGCCCATCCCAACTTTTAATTTTGAGACGTTAAATCCTTCTGGAGTGGTATTTATACCACTTACGACGCCACCTGAGCCAATGTTGCCTGTAACTTTAATTGAATCAACAGATGGTGGGGCTTGTATTGTTATTGGCATCTCCGCTACGCACCCAACATTTGCAGCTTTCGGGGCAGTCGTGGCATTGCTGTAAACAACATCAAATGTTTGAATTACTTTTCCAGATACATTGCTTACCGATACACCAGAGTAAGGCCCAAATGATACAGTTTGTGCTGTAAAGCCTGATGTTACAGTGTTGTTGTTTATTGCATTTACAACCTTCTGAGCCAGCGAGCTAGTTGTTTCAGAGCTTACATAAGAAATCGACGATGCAATTAGCTCTACATTTGCACTGCTTTCGCGCAAAACAGCCCTAAAGTTTAAAATGTTCCCGCCAGCAGTTGGCGAGGCAGCAAAGATATATCTTGGGGAGGCTGATTGCTCAATTTCAATTCTTGGCGTGTATCGATAGCCAGAGCCTCCTGACGTTAAAGTGATTGCATTGACGGGTCTGGACTCAAGAACAGTGTTTACTGAGGCAATCGCAGCGGCTCCCGTCCCATAACCATACAGGTCGATTCGGGTCACAGACTGGCCTTGCACAACTGCCCTTGCACGCGCATGGAACGTGGCATTCCCAATGAATTTAACTGTTGGCAACGATGTCGCTGAGTATTTCGTCCCACCATTTGTAACCTTTACAAATCCAACATATTGCAGACCAGTGGCTGGGTCTGTCTTCATTACGGCCTCAGCGGTCGCTTGAGTTCCAGTAGGGTCGTTTGGCGATTCGATTTGAACGATTGGTGCTCCCGTGTACCCGATACCTCCAATGTCGTCAAACTTCACGGCAGGGACGTTTGTATAACCACCTCCACCTGAAACAATTGATGCAAATGTCACTGGCCCAGTGACAACAGCGGTTATCTCTGCGCCTTGCCCAGTCGCTGGATTTATGCTTATGCCGCTGGCGGATATGTTTGAAACTTTACCCGCGCTGGATTGCGCCGGAATGAGTTTCGCAACGCTATTCTGCCCACTGCCCGTAGTGGTAAATACGATTGGCTTTTCACCCGACAAGGAAGCCTCGTAAGATTCATGCAGCGTGACGTTTTTTCCGTCAATCCTTCTTGCGTAGTAGTTCTGACCGCTCAATAACGGCTCTGGGAGCGAGCCTCCAGCAGAGTACGCTTGAACCAAATCGCCAGTCGAAAATGGGGCGTCGAGCGTGAATTCCAGCGTTGTTTCTGGGGCAATCGGATTGCGAACAACGATTGTGCTGTTGTTTTTGCTTCCGCTTAACAGTATGCGATTGATGTCGTTAGATGCGTCCGAAGATGTTTTGTAAACAACAATGTTGTAAGCGTCATCGAGGATTCGCGCAAAGTATACCGTTTCCGTTGCAAGGGGAGCCGGAAGCTCAAGGTTCGATATCTTTTCAAACCGCACTTCCGTGCCTGTTTGGATTTTCGGAAAGATGCTTCCAAATGCTGTCGCCGCTGGAAGATACAATGCAGTCGAAACCTGCACTGAGCGTGTATTTTCAAAGTCTCCAAGCACGTTCGCGTTGAGGTTGTTGCGAAGGTCGGTGATTTGAATTCCGTTGATGCCATTCTCGGCATCCAGTTGGGATTGATGCAGTGTTACCGTGCTGGCGGAAGGCGTTCCGATGTAGTAGTTACCGTTGTTGCTCAACGGCTTTGGCGTAGTCGTTACAAACGTAATTTTTGCGAGTGTACCAGCAACAAAGTTGTGCGAGCCGGACTGTGCTGTAAACTCGTAAAGCGGCTTTGTCTTTGCCGACCGCAACAGAATGTTGACGCTGTCCGGCTGAATCAGCCCAAGCGGGAAGTCGGATATGGCATGAGCCGTAACGTAAAGCCCGTCAACGCCCTCTCCTGCTTCTGTTTGCGTCCTAAGAGCACGATTGTTCCCGTCATATCCGATGACGCGCAGCCGAACCCCGACATCACTTTCGTGCTCTGCAATCGCAATGAGTTGCGAAGGCTGGAGGATGTCCATGACAACGGGAACAAACCCACGGTCGTCCCACGCCCACGAAACGGGCGAGTACATCCCGCCTTTGTTGATATGGTACTGAAATAACCTGCTGCGAAAGTAAAGCGGCGAGCCGTCAGTGTTTACAGCGAGAGGGACTTCGATTCCACGCGGGAGCGTGACGCTCATCCCATCCCATCCGGTGCATACGTCCACCTGCGAAATCAGGTGGTGGTAGTGACCGGAATCCATAAGACCCTGAACGGCTTGCGACAGCTTCCGGTAAATCCGGTTGCTGTCGGTCGTCGCCAGAATCTCAGAAATCTCGTCGTAAATCTCTGAGACAAACATGGTTACTTGTAGCTGCCTTCTTCAGCTATGGATGCCAAAAACTCTTCGTCAGCCTTTTTGCGCCCTCCCTTGTCCTCCATTTCCATTTCCTTCTCTCCTCCCTCATCCTCCATCTCCGGAGCGGCAGCTTGACCTTCGAGCATTGTTGCGAACTCGCTGAGGCCCGAAGAGAGGTTCTTGATAACGTCGTAAATCGCCATGAACATCGCTTTTGGGATTTCGATGGTCTCCCCACCTTCCGCGCCCATTCCAGCCCCTTCTGGGGGCATCCCTGCTCCTGCTGGAGGCATTGCTGCGCCCATTCCCGAATCCATCCCTGCTGCCGGAGCAGCACCCATAGCCATTTCGTTCTGTTTCATATTTTTTGCTTTTAAGATTTCCAGACCCTTACTTTTATCGTTGGTGTAGTTAATGTTACGTTTGAAGCTGTTGAGTTTCGTATTACAACAATCACAGTGTTTGCGGTGTGAACGTGAGCCGTTATTTGCAAGGCAGTCGCGTCTGTATTCCCAGCCGAAACACTTAGCGATGCAAGCGCAAAGTCCTGCAATGCGGCATTTGTAACAGTAATCGAGTATGTTTTTTGAGTCCCAGCGTTAATGGTTACAGTCGCTTGAGAGGATGTCGTTTCGTAATATCCCTTTGATATAACGCCAGCGTTTGCCTGAGATAGTGAAGAAAAATTTATATCTGTTGGGCCTATCGTAATGCCATCAACAATTGCAAGCTCCAAATTCGACTGAATACCACCATTTGCAAATATAGAATAGCAATTCAACTCTGAAGCTGCTGTAATCGAGAAATCTCTCAGAGTGGTTGTGTTATGCTGATATTTAATTAAGTCTCCATTTGCGCCAGTTCCAGACAATATTTTAATTGTTGGAAGCGTAGTTTGCTTTATAGACAAAACAGCCGCTGGAGTGTCCGTTGTTCCAATCGCAACCTCTCCGGCTGCGTGTATTATAAATGGCGTGATATCTCCGGCTACGTCATTTACTATTAATGATTTTCCAGTTCCTTGATTTGTTATAACAACGCAATCGGATGTTGCGGTCGTCGCGTTGGATATGGTCAGCGACGAGCCAGTTCCATTCGTTGAAATGGTCAACGCTCCGGACATTGTGTCCCCAGTTTTTAAAACGGTTGTACCCCCCTGCGTTATCGTTCCGGCACTCGTCCCAAAATTTGCTGAAATAGTTCCGCTGCTGGTGATTGTGCCTCCGCTTAATCCCGACCCAGCCGTTATACTGGTGACTGTCCCAGTCCCACCTACTGTCGTTGGTGTCCATGCTGTGCCATTCCATGCCAGAATTTGTCCGGTTGTTGGCGCAGTTGATGCCACCGACCTGCCCTGAATCCTCACAACGCTTGCTGTAGCGTCGCCAGCGGATGCCGTAACATCGCCAGACAAAGATGTTATACCTGCTTTTGTTTGAGTGCTTGCATCTTGGTTAAAAAATATACCTTGTGAGCCTACAACTAAAAGTCCACCCGAAATGAATGTTGTGTATGCTTCAATGAGTCCATTGTTGAAAATATTCAGTACGGTTGTTCTTGTTCCTGAATTATCAATAGAAAATCTTACAACCCCGTCAGTTGTTTGTCCAGTTCTATTGCAAACATCTAAAGCAAAAGTGCTTGTCGCAACGCCAATCCCAACGCGACCGGATGCGTCAATCACAAAAGGTGTCGCATCGCCAGATACGTCATTTACTATTAATGACCTGCCAGTCCCCTGATTGGTTATTACAACGCAATCAGACGTTGCTGTCGCAGCATTGGAAACCGTCAATGAAGTACCTGTTCCCGTTGTTGAAACGGTCAACGCTCCGGACATTGTGTCCCCAGTTTTTAAAACCGCTGTTCCGGCAGCAAGATAATCAGTTCCGGCGACTGCTGCTGTGAAAGCTCCTGTTCCGTTGCCCTTTATTATGCCTGTGAGTGTCGTCGCTCCTGTTCCGCCATTGGCAACGGCTACCACGCCAGTTACGTTCGATGCTGTTCCAGTCGTGTTTTGATTCAGAGTGGGCACATCTCCGGCTTGGATTGCCGAAAGAACTACGTTTGCCCCAGTTCCGCGAAGGTATTGACCCGATGTTACTGCTCCTGCCAATGCGTTAAGCGCAGCTTGCTGAGTTGTCGCTCCCGTCCCGCCAAGCGCAATGCCCAATGTGCTGAATACTGGCATCGCGCCAATCGCTGCTGGCGTTATCGTTTGATTCGATGCGGATGTGATTCGGCCTTTTGCGTCAACGCTAAAAGCCGGAACGGAACTGGCTGAACCGTAGCTTGCAGCCACAACGCCAGTGTTTGCAAGCGTTGCTACAACTGAACCAGAGCCACTTGCAATGACATCTCCGGTCAGTGCGGTAATGCCTGCGTCAGTGTCGGCGGATGGTGCCCATTGGGTTCCATTGTACTTCAAAACCTGTCCATTCACTGGAACGGTCGCGGAAACATTAATTCCACGAATCCTCGCAACCGTTGCAGAGGCAGAGCCGTTTGAAGCTGGAGTTGCTGTAACATCGCCAGTCAGCGACGTTATTCCGGCAACCGTCTGTATTGTTCCGTTTGCAAATCCAATTCCAAGCGGGCTAACGTAAAGTGTGTTTTCACAAGTTATCGTGCCGGATACATATAGATTTCCAGATAAACCTACATTGTAGAATTGCGAACTGCCTTGGCTATCGCGACTTACAATAGTATTTGGAGACGCTTCTGATGCATATCCCCGCCATACAAGCGTTTGCGAGCCAGCTTGTTGAGAAACCAAAACCTGACTTGCAGAAGTTGCAGCTGGAACTGCAATAACGCGAGAGTCTTGGAACGCTCGCAAAAAGTAACACATCAATCCCTCGCCCGCATTGCGAGGTATTCCAAACACGGTCGCCTGTTGGTTTACATCACACGTTGACCAAACAACACGCCCATCGACAACGGTTTTTGTGATGGTTCCGTAAAGCGCGGAGGTCAGGTTGCCGAGGATGCTCGCAACACTCTCCTGAGACACAATGGGATATGGAATATCCTGTCTGCAAACATCTGATTCACAACTCATAACAACTCCTGATTTTTGTTGTGACGCTCAAGCAGCGTCGCGATTGGCAATCCTTTTGAAAACTCGAAATGCGGGGCATCGTACAGCCCCTTGAAAGTTCCTCCCCACGTCAATCCGTGCTTCTCAGCAATCGCGCCAACTCGACGATGCACGATGTCAGCGGTTTTCGGTTCAACTCCGTCGAGATACGTTTTCCCGCGAAAAACGCCACAGTCGATGGCTAGGCCATAATTGTGGTAGCTCTGACCCGCCTTGGCGTTGGTGACCCTCGGAAGGCTTTTGTTGGTGCGTCCTTGAGCGTATAGAGCGTCCTGCTCGGCAAATGTTCGCAAGCTGGAAATGGCTCGATACTCGACGCCGAGTTCCGCCGCAATCGATTGAGCCTCAATCAAAAAGTCGCGAAAGCGTTGTTGCACTTTTGGGTGCAGCTTCGCGAGATTCTTCTCAGAGCGTTCGTCCATTACCGTTCAGCGAGTTCCGCAACACGTTGCCAAAGTCTCTCCCTGTCTTTCTCGCAAGCCTCAGCCCTCGCTTCGACAGCGTCAATGCGCTTATCTGCTTTCCCCTCAGATTCTTTCAGCCGAGCGGCGAGCCACCATATGCCCCCACCAAGAACGGCTGCAATCGGGCCTTGAGCAATCAGACTTTCAAGGATTTTTTCCATTTCCCTCCTTGCGAAGAATCTGGATGGCTGCGTAAACGCTTGCCCCAGCGGTAACTATGCTTTCGGCAGCTTCCGGCCTTGCTTTCGCAGAAAAAACCGTAATCAGTGCAACCAGCCCTCTCCATGTCGAAGGCTCTAACAGTCTGTCAATGAGGTATTTCATATTAGCTACAGTTCCAACGTCTTAAACTTGCTCTTGCCCGCTCGGCTGGCCCCTTTGAATTACGAACCACACCTTTCATTCTGGCGCAGAACGACTTCTTGCGCCCCTTGTCTGCCTTGGTTTTTGGATTTGGTGCCGGAGCCTTGAGGTTGCTCCCCGTCGCACGGTTGTAAGCACGACGCCCCTTCTCTGTCAATCCCGCTCCACGCGAGACTGGCAACTTCTCTCCGTCGCCAACAGAAAGTGAAACCTTACTCATTGCACATTAACGGGTTGCGGAGGCTCAATAAAAGAGCCGTCTTCCTGAAGAATCCATCCCTTGGCAAGTGTTTTTCCTTCAACATTCACGAACTTCATGCCTTCCGGAGCGGGATAAACGCCTTGTCCATTCCATCGAATTATGTTTGCGACGGTGTTGTCAGAAACCCTCACAACTGCCCATGAATTGGCTTTTTGCATATTAATTGTAACAGATGAATATGATGAAACCTTGCCCGCCATCTCCACCATCTCCACCATAATACGGATTGCTTGTGTCTGGAGTTGTCCCACCAATCGCCCCTCCGCCTCCGCCTCCGCAGCCAAAATGACCGTCTGCGCCGTTTCCAGCGCGATATCCAGTCATCGGAGAAGGCAGTGGAATGTTGAGGCTGATATCGCCCGAAGCTCCACCTGCCCCGCCCAAAAAGTTGAGCGAATTGAAATCCACGTCTCCAAGAGACAGCGTCGGCAATGGAAGTGCATCCTGCGCTCCAGAAGTCGCTTTCCCTTGGTATTCAAAAAGCGTGTTCGTGGTATAATCAAGATTTGGGAACTTTATGTTTGTTATTGCCCCACCGTCATTTGGCGTTGTCGAGATTCCTGCGCCGGATGAGCCTGAAACGCTTATCGGGCGACCGACATTGTTTTGCCCTGTATAAATGCTTGGATTGCCAACGCCATAAGTCCCGTTCCCTCCTTGCGTTAGAGTTGACCTCCAGCTTGCTGGGAATGAAAGATTGCATTGACCTGCACCTCCGCCCCAGTTTCCGCCTTGAGCACCAGTCGTGTTTAGTGCTGCGGGTTCTGCATATTTACCCAAGTCACTTAAAGTCCTGTTGACACCATACCTGTTCATCTTCAGGTACGTTGGCATACCGTCTCCTCCGTCCGTTGCAGTTTGTCCTGTGTAGGTCGATTGACCTACGCCGCCAACCCCGCCAGCCCCAATTTCAAACTCAAATGTTGCATTATCGATTGGAATTTTTTGCAAGAACTCAGAAAGTCCAGCACCTCCTCCACCTCCGCCATAAGCTGCGCCTCCATTTGACCCGTTCATTGAGTCCATCCCGCCGCCTCCTCCGCCAGCCCCAGAACAAACGTAAATGTCTGCCCATGCGTACCCTGCGGGCAACGACACTCCGTACTGAATGCCAACCGTCGTGTAAGCAACCATCGCTATCGCTCCAGCCGCTGCGGAAGAAGGTTGCCATTCTTGGGTTGTTGCATTGTATTGCAAAACCTGACCGTTTATTGGCGTATTCGCAGATAGCAGCGTGCCTCTAAGTTTTGCAACTGTTGCAGTTACGGAGCCAGTGCCAGACGCTGTTACGTCGCCAGTGAGTGCCGTGATTCCGCTTCCGCCACCAGTGCTCGCAATCGTAATCGTGCCGTTGCCGTTCGTGATGGTGATGTTCGACCCTGCTGTCAAGGTTGCCTTACTCAATCCACCAGCGGCATTGCCTATCAAAAGTTGTCCGTTTGAATAGGTCGTTTGACCAGTGCCCCCATTCGCAACAGCAAGCGTTCCTGCCAGCGTCAGCGTGCCGCTTCCAGTTATCGGGCCGCCGCTAAACGTCAAGCCAGTAGTTCCGCCGCTTGCATCGACCGATGTCACCGTTCCGCTGCCGCCTCCAAGCGTCGTTGGTTGCCACTGCGCGTTGACAGAATTCCATGCGAGCACCTGTCCAGAAGTTGGCAAGGTTCCAGCAACCGCTCTGCCCTGTAATCTCACAACAGTCGGGGACGGCAGCGTGCCGGATAGGTCTCCGCCAGCGACAAGCGTCGTGAGCGTGTTGTTGTCGCTGAATTTAATCCCGCCAGCATCAACAACTAATGCGGCTGATGCATCGGGAGTAACCCCAATCCCAACTCTACCCGAAGCCGAAATGGCGAATGGTGTCGCATCGGGAGTTGTCGAATCTTCGACAACCAAACAATTGCCTGTCCCTAAGTTTGTTATGCGAACTGCCGCTGCTGTTGATGCAGTGTTGTTGAGGTCAACCGTCAGGCCGATTCCAGTCCCAGTTGCATTTTGCGTTGCTGAAATCGCTGCCCCTGAGCCAGTTGTCTGCGTAACTCCAAGAACTGCTCCTGATGTTGAAGCTGAAATTCCTTGTGCAGCAGAAAACGAATTTATTGCGTTTGTTGCTGCAACAGAACGCGTTGCGGTTGTCCCGCGATACGAAAGAATATCTCCTGCAATATAAATATCCCCTGACGTTGGAGATGTCGGTGCAGTACCCGCGCCAATATTCAATCCGGCATTGCTCGTGGTGGATGCTGGCGTATTCAACTTACCAGTCATCGTGTCTCCAGCCTTCAAAACCGTGGTGCCTCCCTCTGTTATTTTGCCAGTTGTAGTCCCGAAGTCCGCTGCAACCGTGCCAGAAGTCGTTATCGTCCCGCCAGTTAACCCTGTCCCTGCCGTGATGCTTGTTACCGTGCCGCTGCCTCCGCCAGTTGCTGCGGTCGTTTGAACCGTGCCGTCACTGAACTTAATGCCTGTCGCATCGAGCTTTAACCCAACAGTTGCATCTGGGTCTGTCCCTATCCCAACGCGCCCACTTGCCGAAATAACAAATGCAGTTGCGTCTGGGTTTGCTTCATCCTCTACCCTAAATGCTTCTCCTGTGCCAGTTTGCGTTATTCTTACTGCCGTGGACGCGCCTTGAGCAGTAAAGGTTGCAGCTTCACGAGTTCCCGTATTTGAAACTGAGAGTACAGCAGATGCATTTGACGTTGAGCCAATGACTTGCGGCTGGCTGAACGTATTCTGCTGCGTTAGCCCTGCCGCATTGAATGTGGATGTACCTGCTCTCCAAGACAATCGGCTCTGGTTGGAAATCCAAATGTCGCCGGAGGCAAGCGTTGACGGACTTCCTCCAGAGAGGGGCGCACCGATGTTGAGCTTGGCCTCAGTGTCGGTCGCAGCGACAGTGAGCTTCCCTGTCATTGTGTCGCCAGCTTTCGCGACTGCGCCCAATGCAGTCAAAGCTGCCGCTGCGGTCGTTGCGCCAGTGCCCCCATTCGCAACATTCAGCGTCCCCGCAAGCGTTATCGTTCCGCTCGTCGTTACGGTTGGGTTCGTTACTGTAAACCCCGTTGTTCCAGCGGATAACGTGACGCTTGTCACCGTTCCCCCTCCACCGCTGCTTGCAGTTGGAGCCCATGCTGTCCCATCCCACGCGAGAACTTGTCCTAAAGTTGGCGCAGTTGCAGAAACCGCTCTGTTTTGAATGCGAGCTACAGTTGCTGTTGAAGCTCCAACGCCAGAGGTTGTTACGTCTCCTGTGAGCGATGTGATTCCTGCTGTTGACTGAACTGAATTGTCTCCAAACGTAAGTGCCCCTTGAGTGAAAATTCCTCCAGTATCGACTCGCAACGCATGAGATGAATTTGGCGTTAATCCAATTCCGAGATGTCCATGGTGGGAAATTGAAAGAAGATTAGCACCGACAACAAGTGCGTATCCATTTCCAGATTGCGTTATTGACAGCGCAGCTGAATTGATGTTTGTGGCGATTGCCAATGCGCCAGACATCGAGTCTCCGGCCTTGAGCACCGCAGTTCCTCCTTGCGTTACTGTCCCATTCGTCGTCCCGAAGTTCACCGCAATCGTCCCAGACGATGTAATCGTGCCGCCCGTAAGGCCCGTGCCAGCAGTGACGCTCGTTACGGTGCCAGTCCCTGATACAGTCTTTGGCTCCCAAACGCTTGTCGTCGCATTCCACGCAAGCAGTTGATTTGCAGTCGGCGCAGTCGCAGAGATGTTGCGCCCTTGAAGTTGCGTTGCATTCCCGCTTGCTCCGCCGCCCTGCGCGAGCACGGTCAGCAAATCGACGACGAGCCCACGGTACTCTGCGGTGCCGAGAATGGTTGGGATTTGGATTGTCAGACCAGTCGCTTGTTGAAGCAAATCAACAACATACTGCCGAAATTGAGCGGTTGAGTAAATTGGCATGGCAGCAAAAAAATGATGTGACTTGACGGCTGGCATTTCTGCCAACCGTCCATGTCACACCACTTTAGATGGTGCAGGTCGTCACACCGAGGTTTTCGCCGCAACGCTTGTAAGCGATTGCCACTACGTTCTGCGGACGAACAGGCTGATACGCACGCTGAATCTGGTAGATGTGCTGCCCAAAGTCGCCGTACATATTGCAGTCGTTATCACGGAAATACGTCCACTCAAGCTCGCCAGAGAACAACTGAGGAGCCCACTTGAATGTGCCCTCGCCAGTGTAAGATTCTGGAATCAAACGCTTAAACGAGTCTCCGCCGATAAGCAACGCGACTTCATACGCAGCAGAAACCCACGCAGAGTTCCGGCGTGTTGCAAAGCCATTGGTTGCAGACACTTTCGTAATTGGGTTGATGAA